GGCGATGCGCTTGCCAAGGGCGATGAGGTTGGGCGGCAGCTTATATACCTGACCCCAGTAGTCGATCATCGAAGCGGTATCAGTCGGCAGATTGGCAATGTTGGCGACTGCAACCTTGTTCGCGTAATTGGTCGCCTTCGGGTCTTTTACCCCTAGCACGTCACCATGCGGGCCGACATTGTAGGCGCGGGCGATCCCTTCTTCTAAACCTCTTGAGAAATTCGCCATCTGCGTCTGAAGCTGCGCGATGTATTTCATGCCGCCCTGGACGTTCTCGTTCGGAATGAACGGATTGACGCCCAGTCCCGCTGCCGTGCCGGGCAGCAATTGCATGATGCCGAACCCACCCTCTGCGGTGCCCTGCGTCGGCACGGCGCCCGGCGCGGCGAGCAGTTGCTGTTGGGCGGCAGTGGCAGCAGCAGCAGCAGCGCCAGGCGCCGGGATGGCGCTGATCAGCGTGCCTATCGGGTTCACAGCCGTCTTTACCGCCGGGCCGACGATATTCAATACCTTCTGCATCCAGTCGGGCAGCTTTATGTTATCGAATGCCTCGCCTATTTTCTTGATCCACTCGATCAGGTTCGTGATGCCTGTAATCAGCCCGGCGATTGGACCGGTAACCCATTCACCCATCGTGGCGCCGAAGCTCTTGCCGGCAATCCAAGCGCCATTGATAGCCTTCTCCAGCCCCAACATCGCCTTTTCCAGAGGCGTCATGTTGTCGTAGACGTTCTTGGTCGCAGTAGCGATTGCCTGCATCAAGATGGCAGCGGCTTTAGCACTCTCGCCCAACTCCATATAGCGCTTGGCTTGGTTGGCCAACGCCTGATCAAACCCGGCGAGTTTCGGGTTGGCATCGAGGATTGCCTGCATGACCTTGGCGGGATCCTTCATAGACTCTGCCAATCGGTCGAAGTTGGGCGCCGTTTCGCCAACCACCTTGGAGAGGTCCGCGAACATCTGGACGATCTTGGTGCCTTCCTGCGTCGTGCCGGTGAAGCCACCCTGGAACAACTTGGTCGCCGCGTCCCGCGATTGCGCGGTGGTGAGCGTCGTGGCGGCGGCGAGACTCTTCGCTAGCGCCTCCGATGCCTGGGTGGCCGCGACAAAATCGCCTCGCACACCGGAGAGGACGTTCTTCACGCCCTCCAGCCGTCGTGCCGTCGTCTCTGCCATCACGCCGAGTGCGGCCATGGCTGCGGTGCCGGCGATCAACGCAGTGGTCAGTGGATTGCGGCCGATCCAACCTCCGATTGCGCTGAATAAGCTCTTTACGCCGTCAGCCAGCACCTTGAAGCCCGTGCCGGTCGCAATCGCCACGTCAGCCACCTGATGCGCCTGACCGATGAACGCCATCAGGAACGGCTGGCCAGCCTCGAGCGAGGAGAAAAACTGAATCGTCTGCACGCCCAGTTGCTGGGTAGCAAACCGGGCGGCGAAGGCACTGTCGCCGTGCCTCCTGAGATTGGTAGCTGCCGGCGTCAGGCTGGCGTTGAGCCGCTGAAGTGAGGCAGCGGCTTCCGCATCGGTGAGATCGAGAAGGTGGGTCGCCGCTTGGATTTCTTGCAGTCCCTCCGCATACTGTTGCGCCGCGAACGCCGCGGGGCGATGAACCGCCATCAGCCTCTGCGTCTCGGCAGTCAGGGCGGCTTGGGCCTGCGCCGTCTCCTCGAACACGGAAGCGGAACCCTGGGCACTCTTAGTTTGCCCAAGGCCAAGAATGGTTCGGGGATCCGATTGTATCGCCTGCCCAGTTTGAACGTTCTGGGCTTCCCGCAGCGCCATGATCGCTTCACGCTGCTTCAGCGCCGCCTGGGCGCCTTCGTCATACTTCAGGACAATTTTGGCATGGGCGTTGGCATAACCGTCAGTGATATTGGTGCCGACCTTTACGGCATCGTTGAGGTTTTGAATTTCCTGCGCCATAAGCTTGGCAGAAGTGCCGGCCTTATCGAATATCGGATCCAGTTGCGCTTTCCGCGCGACGACATCGAATCCGGCAGCCAGATTACGCGAGGCAACAAACATCCGATCCGTCGCCTCTTCCAGCATCTTGAGTGCTTGGATCTGAACGTCGCCCTTAGCCCTCTGCGAGATGTCGAAGACTACATCATATTGGCGCTTCGCCTTCTCCATCGCGCCGACCAGCGGATCCCATTGCCTCGCATATTGATCCAGCGCCGTCTGCATCGACTTGAGGCTTCGAAGTGTTCGATTACTCGATTCAATATCGGCGTCTGCGGCGTCCTTCGCCGCCTTCGATCCCTTGCTGCGTGCCGCAGACTTCTTGGCCTCGCTCTTTTCTACCGCTGTCGCTACCGCGTCTTCGGTGGCGATGACCTTGGCGCCAGCCGCAGCAACGTCAGCGGCACCCGTTTTGGCGCCGCTGGCATCGATGGTGACGGAGATTTTTGCAGTTTCGTCAACCACTGGCGGAACCCTTCTTGGGCATGCGGCGGGCGTCCTTGGCTAGATTGAGGAAGAAAGTATTGACGGCTTCTGGTCCTTTCACCGTCTTTTCCTCCTCTTTGCCGCTACCGAACGGAGAGGTCTTCAGGATGAAGTCCATCCTGCCCTTCAGCGCGAGATTGATCTGCGACAGCGGCGTGTTCAGCACCACCTCTGGCTCCCAGCCCAGCCAACCGGTAGCCATTTCGAAGACTTCGTCCATGTAGTCGTCGAGCGTCAGGTAGGGTTTGCCTCTGCTGTCTCCTCCGCTGCCGCCGCCGCCACGTCATCGGGAAGCGGCTTGCCACCATTGCCGAGTATCCCGACATAGGTGAGGAGGGAGACGAGCAGCTCCGTGTTAAGCCCGTTCTTGTAGACGGCATCGGGGATTTGCTTTCCGGCACTACCGCCGGTCATGTTCGCGCCGTGAAGGATGACGCTGACGACCGTGGAGAAGTCCTGATCGACGAGCGCCTGGCGCACCTTGCCAAGTCCACCATTCGAGGATATCGCGCTCATTGCCTTGAGGGTCGGACGGAGGACGATCTCGTCTCCGTTGAGGTGGATGAGAACATCCCCCTCGTTGATCTTTGCCATCGGGATTTCCTATATCGGGGCTTCGGGGGGCAGTGACGCTGGGGCGCCCCGATGACAAACCCCAGCGCCGGGCCTCGCGCGCGACGAGACTTTCGCTAGGAGGCGCCAATAAAGATTTCAGTATTCACTTCGATCTTTATGTTGGCTTTGACGATGTTGTTCACCGAACCCAGGACATACTGGTAGCTGAACACCTTGCCTCCGAAGTAGACAGTATCGAACGCCGCATCCGCACCGTTCAGGTGGACCCGGAACGGATAGGTGTTCTGATCGGGCGAGTTGGCATATTGCTCCATGAGTGCCTGCCCAATATCGGTGATGTCCGACGCGACCACCATGTCCATGCTGCCCCCGTTATAACCGCCCTTGAATTTATACGTGCGGCCATCTGCAACAGCTTGGAATGTGACAAGGTCGAACACCTTGCCGAAATTGCCGATGCTTTCGATCAGGCCGACCTCGGCGCTGACCGACAAAGCGGTGAAGTCGGCAATGGCGTCGGCACCAGTCTCGATGTTAGCCATCGCTGTGTCGCCGACGTAGAGACGTGAGCCAAGAACGCCAAAGGCGGGCATGGCCGAACTCCTTTATTCTAGGGTGAAAGAAATTCGGCGGCTGCCTGTCGTCCCCGTATCGACCACGCCACCGCGGTGGCCGGCGGGGTGGGCTGTTAGCGGGTGTCGATCACGATGAACGGCACGCTGCCGCTGCAACGGTAGTAGTTGCCGCCCGGCTGGAGGCGCGGGAGGTCGCGGTCATACATGCGGAATTCGACCGGCGTAGGTGGATTGCCGCCGTCCATGTTTATGCCTGGGGCGACGGAGCGCAGTTCGAGCAACCCGGTCAGCGTTTCCACCAGGGCGATGGACGTGGTCTTGCCGGTTCCTATCGGGACGAACGCGTGGAAGAAGACGATGCCAGCCTCGAGGCTGATGCGCTTGCCGGGACTGCCGAACATCGATTTTTCAGCGTAGGTGCCTTCGATGGCGACGAAAACGAACGTCTCCACCGGGTCGTCCAAACTGTTCTCGTAGACAAGCGGCACCGACGCATAGGGCGAGCTTGCCCACCCCGTATCGATGAACGACCGGAGTGTGTCCTCTACGGTTTGCCAGGTCATCAGAAGCGCTTGGGCGTCAACACAAGGGCGGGGTAAGTGATCGACATGCCTCTCATGGCATCACGGCGTGGCCCGCCGTATCTCCGTCCTTTGTAAATGTGCCTGAGACTGTGCTTGAGCACGTAGGCATCCTCCAGATCGAGGAAGTCGAGGCGAGCCTCTACGATCCCGCCATACTTCTTGAGCACGGCTTGACGCACTTTCTCCACCACCCCAGGCGGCGCGTAGCGCTCGAACCCGCGCGCACCCGTGTTGATCTTTCGCGAATATGGTTGGTTGTTGGTGAGGATCACCACGTCGAACGGCTGGACCTCTGAGACATCGACCTTGCGTCCGTCCACCAACGTGAACCAGCTCTCGCGGTAAAGGCCGGGATGCCCAGGTCTTGCATCGCTTGCAGTGCCAACCGGCGAGAACTCGCGAGCCTTCACCATGGCGAATTCCACGATCTCCCGCATCCGCAGGAAGTAGTAGGTGATGACACCGAACGGCTTGACCTCGTTCTCGTTCGCAGCCGGGTGCCCATCCACCTCGATGGTGACGTGCGGCTTGACTTGCTGCCGCGCGAGAAATTCCGCCAGCGTGCGCTTGGCGATCTCGATATGCTTGAGCTTGGCTTCCTCTGGACCGAAGCGACCCAGTTGAACTCGGATCGTCTCGGCAAATGCGGTTCTGGCCATTACATGCCCAGCGTCAGGATCCGGTGCATGACCGTCTGTGCTCCAATCACAATCGGATCGCTTGCAACGACCGTGAGCGTCTTGCCCGCCGCGATTATCTGATCGTTCCGTTTGACCGGTCCCGGCCAGCCCGCCTGGGCGATCTCCAGATCGGAGATCACCACCCGCCGTTCGAATTGGCCCATGTTGCCGGCGAGCTGCGTGGGCGCGGCGTCGTCGATCTTGGCCAGCACCGACACGTCAACCGGGACCGGGCCAAGGCGCCGCAGCGTCACCTGTTCGGCCCGCGTGGTGAGCATCATGAAGACCGATTGCGGGGTGAAGCTCATCGCACGACGTGATCCCGGTAATACGCAATCGCATCCGCCACTGGCTGGAGATCGGGCGGCAGCCCCTCGTAAAGCCCGGTCGAAGACAGCGGCACCCAGTAGTCCTCGGAGCCGACGTTCTCGATGGTGAAACGCTTGAGCAGCGGATCCCGGCCGGCGCTGGAGTATTTGTGCCGGATGATCGCCAGCACCGCGTCCTGCACGTCGGCCGGGATGGGATAGTAGCCAGCGGAATACTCGACGTTCACCGACGAGCCGCACCAGTTCCCGCGGGTATCGCTCATGAGCCGGTAGATCAGCCCGCCCGGTAGATCCGTCTCATAGGCCACCGGATCGAGCACCGTGGTGCCCTCCGTCACCGTGGCGATCAGGGTGATCGGACGGCGCCGCAGTCGGATCGGCAACCCATAAGGCTGCCCTGTGCCCCACGGGTAGGCATAGCCGCCATAGCCGTAGCCGGTGCCGATCAGGCGGAACACCTCGCTGACGTTCTCCTCCGGAAACACGACGCCGCAGATATTGCTAAAGCGCTGCGAAGTGGAGCTGATCCAGCGTTGCAGCCGGGCGTCCTTCGACGTGTCGGCGGGATCAATGCCAAGCTCGTCCTTCACGGTATCGAGGTCCACCAAGTCGTAGCTGCTTGCTGGGTCTATGACTGTCAGGATGCTGTCCATCAGGTCATCAACTCCCACAAAACGCCGTTCACCAATTCCGCTTCGTTGAACTGGCTATAGGCCAGCGAGTAGAGCCACTGCGTCCGATCCGGCATTGCCGGCCGCTCGATCATTCTCAGGTCCGTCCGTCCCACCAGGGCAGCCGCGCTGTCCGGATGAACGAATACCGGGGTGCCCAGAATCACTGCTTCGACAGCTGCGATGGAACCGTGCGTCACCAACGCATGCGCGTCTGCCAGATCGGCCTGGAGCGGGCGCTTACTCTCCTTGTCGCGGATGATCAGTTGCCGGTCGGTCACCCTGGCCAGGGCATCTATCGTGTCCGCAATCCAACTCTGGCACTGGTGGAAAGCCGCGTAGGTGCGGGTCGGCGCCGCTATCACTATGTGCCGTCCTCTCGCCCGCCACGGCGCCACGGGGGTGTCCAGAGCCTGCCAGCGATCCCCAGGCACGTCGCGAATAGAGGAAAGCTGGTAACCATTTATATGGAATCGGTAATATCCCCCGTTCGTTCCGCGAGGCAGCCACGCAGCAAACAC